CAACCGGACGGAACTGGACGGAACGATTTTTCTAAGTGATTGATTTCTGGAGCGGGCGAAGGGAATCGAACCCTCGACATACAGCTTGGGAATTAGCTGTCGGTCACTGTTTTTTAACGTTTAGTTCCGTCACTGTTTTGCTGAAATGCCTTGCCACCGCCAGTTAGATTAGGAAAATTTGGTTGAGGATATGCTGACTTGTCTGCGGGCTGATCCCGGCATTTCAATGCCATTTCTATGAGGCGATCATTCAAGTCTCGCTCGCGCGTATCACGCAGGGCGATATAGCTATAAATGCGATCATCATTGCGCATCATATACCAGCCAAGCGCCGCCAAGATCGTCAGCAACAAGACGATCATCGCAATCATCACAGGGTTGATCCGATAAGCCTCGAAGACTTTGCCCGCCACGGTATTAACAGTTCCGCTGCTAACCTGTGGATAACTATCCTGGTCATACCGGGTAGGTTCTGGATAGCTTGTCGGGTAGTTTCTGCGTGGTGGTTGTGGTTTGTCCATGAGAGTTAGGGGGATTGCTCCCCCCTCCCATTATTAGAAGCCGGTTCCGTAATTTCCCTGACCGCCACCAAATACGCTAGACGTATTCTGAGCAACGCCCTGGATCGTGCCTGGGCCGCTGGCAACAACATTTGATGATGTTGAGCCAGATACAGTGCCGCTACCCGTAGCGTTAAGATTGCCGGAAAACGTCTGTGTGCCAGCACCAGTTGACGAGCCGCCGAACGTATTGTTCAGAGCCGTGTTCTGTGTCTGACCACTCGTCAGGCCCGTTGTGCCATTGGTTGTCGTAGCAGACGTGCTGCTATTACTTCCAGTGATTGACGCAGGACTTGTCGATCCCGTCGCGCCAGCGGAATTAGTGCCGCTCCCGCTCAGGTTAGTCGTATTGCCAACAGTCGTATTCTGTGTGCCGTTAAGCGACCCAGTGTTTGTTTGCGACCAAGTTCCGTTGTTGGAGTTGTTGGCGCTGTTTGTGTTGGCTCCACCAAAGGTCATGCTGCCAGTAATGTTACCAGTAGCATTGCCCGTCAGAGACGCCGTGTTGTTGGACGTGCCAACAGCACCAGCCGAACCTTGGTGCGCAGTAGCAGAGTTAAGATTAACAATGCCACCGCCCATTGATGTGAAATTTCCACCATTGGAGAAATTTCCACCAGTAGCGCCAGAGCCAGCGTTTACAGGCGCAGGGGCCGTAAATTGCTGTGCATTAGCAGCACCAGCGACAGTCAACCCAACTGCCAGGGTTACAAGATATTTCATGTCCATACTCCTTAAATTAGAGGGAACTACCGCCCTCCCCGGCTAGTGAAAACTGGGACAACCCATTCTCCACTATCTGACTTGATTGCCCCAGCGGATCTGGCATGTTTGTCTGAGGGAAACTGTTGCGCTTTAAATGCGTTTCCCTGGCTATCGTAAAATAAATCTTCTATTTTCTCGCTATCAGTTCTTGTGTCTTGTTCTTGCGCAGCTTCTTTTGCCTGTTCTTCTATTTGCTGTTTTGATTGCTCATTTATATATTTTGCTATCTCGCCCATGTATTCAGTTTGGCGATGATCGCTGAGTTTCTTTTCTGACGCTTCAATAGTAGGGCAGAAAAGCCCCGCCGCTGCCAACGCACGTGTAATGTCATCACGCCCCTGACACAGCAGGACTAAAGCAGCGGTTGCCTGTCCAAGCTGGCTTAACATTCTGGCATTTAATCGGTTTGTGCATTGCTTATCCTCCATTGGGATACCGACTGAAACGCCGCCAAGAATAGTGCTGGCTCCAAAGGTCATGCTGCCGAGACAGGTTTCAACGGCGCTAACCGCCATGCCAGGAGCTATCGCGCCGGGGGCTTGTCTGGGTATCCGACTAATACTGACTGATGGTTGGTTTACGTTTGCCCCAGAATTAACAGCTAAGTCAGTCGTGCTAGTGTTATTTGTCGATGCAGCGTTATTGTTGGCTTGGCTATATGCGGGTGTTGTAACAAAAAATAATAACGCAGCTGCGACAACGCTACGCAGAACCATAATCATTGTCGGCATAGGCCATCTCTGGGCCATACTCATCGTGAGGCTCATCCATTGGATCTAACTCCGATACTTGATTTGGCTCGTCAGTGAGTTCCTCGCCTGGATAAACCAGCGCAAGGATCGCCTCTCTTACTTCCTCATCCTCACGCAACGCAGCCAACAACCATGCGCGGAAATCTGCCGTCGCCGCTTCTGGAACTGGCGCTGGCGTTGGTTGTTTTTGCTCGGCAGCTAATAGCGCCTCACGGAACTTCTCAGCGTAGCCAGCAATCAATTGAGCGCGATCTGTGCCGTTAATAATACGGCGCGCACCAACGTAATCTCTGCGGCCATTGCCAATGTAATCGGACAATTTCTTGCCAGTAAAAGCCCCTTCTGCCATGCCCTCAAACGTGGCGCGCAAAGCAATCGGCCAGCTCAATCCATCCTCGATTGAGCTAATCCCCCATCGTTTCCAGTTTGCAGCCCATGTTACTTGAACAAGGCCGACGCCAATATAGGGATAATATTTCTTTGACCTTAGATATTGCTGGCCACCGCCCTCTTTTATGGGGCGCATAACTTTGCCAGTTTCGTGATAGATTGTTGCCAGAATATACGCCAACTCTGCGAGCTGGATCTTCCATCTGTTTTTTGAATATTCATCTTCCCAACATTTAATGATCCGCTCCATCCCATCGACCTGACCTTTAGTCAGACCGTTAGGGAATAACGTCTTACGGACAGCGGAAAAGAAGACGGCGAGATCAATCATGCTAGGTCTTTATGCAGGGCAACAAGGCGACGTTCTTGGGGCGCGTTTCATTACCGCCATTTACGGCTATTGAAATGCCTGTGTCGGATCCGCGAGTAAACAATTCTCCATATGCGTTGGCAAAAATGCCACACGCTATATAGTCAGGATCATTGTTCGCGCCGTTACTGCCAGATTGAGACGCTTTATGATGAGCATGACCGGGATCATTAACGTCGTGACCATGACTTCCAAACATATCGCCTTGCCCAGAGCCAAACGCGCGCCCAGCATCAACGCCACGGCCATCATCCCATCCACGGATAAATTCACCGCGTAAATCTGGGACGTTAAAATTTGTGGCGTCACCTCCAAACGTGTCGCCTATAGCGGCATGTAAAAATGGATAAGATGCAATAGGGTGTGAAGAACCATCGCAAACTAACCATCCAACAGGTGGCGTTTTCATAGCGTAATACATGACAGCGCCGGGTGCAGCGCCGCCGCTTGTAGGGCTATAGAAATCAACAGAGCCATCTGCATTAAGCGTCAGATTGTTTTCTACGCTCGACGGGTGTTTGATGATTGTGGTTTCAAGTGTGGACATGGTTAGACCTTTATGCAGCCAAGAAGCGCAATGTTTTTAGGGCGGGTTTCTGTGCCGCCAGCGCGATCAATTGAAACAGTTATTCCCGTCTTAGCTTCATGTAACCAAGTTTTTGGATCACCGTTTACAGGGCCTAAATCTGGACAATCTTGTGAACCAGCGTTGTAAGAATAAGGACTTGAATGTGTATGACCGGGATCATTAACTGTTACATTGTGGCCATGACTTTCAAAAGCATCGTCTTGGAAAGATCCAAAAGCGCGACCAGCATCTACGCCACGGCCATCATCCCATGCTCTAACAAAGTTAGCGCGTAAGTCAGGGAGATTAAAAGTCGTGCTGCCATCACCAGCGCCAAACACAATGCCAATAGCTTTGAACAAAGCAGCGTATGTGCTTCTTAAAATTGCGCGACCATCGCAAACTAAATAACCTTCCGGCGCAGTCTGCATTGCAAAAAAAGCAATCGTTCCAGTATCAACGCCAGATATGTTGACCCCGGTAATAACGCCATTTCCGTTAATCGTAACAGGCATATCGGGCCTCAGTATTTAATGATGGGAAGAAGGGCGACGTTCACTGGCCTATTTTCTGGCGCAGTTGGAACAACGCGAGAAGCGTCAAATTCAAGAAGATTAGGCGAAGGATTAGCTGTTTCTGCCGCCGCAGAGTTGCCACCACCAATTAAATAAAATGCTCCTGTGC